CAATCCGATCAGACTTGACGTCCAGCAAAGTATTAAACGGGGGCTTGAGGCGCTTGGCCACGGACTTCATCTCCGCGAAGCACGCGTCAAACAACTGCGCGGACGTGGGCGCCGTCACCACCGTCTTACTCGGGTAACGCATCAACACATGCCAGATGGCCGCCATGGCGACGCCCGTAGACTTGCCGACGCCGTGGCCAGACCGAACGGAGATCCGCCTAATCGCGGGGGCGGCGACCGCGTCCAACAACTCCACTTGCCACTCGTCCGGCTCGATGCCAATGACCTCGCGGGCAAAGCATACGGGGTCGTCGCGGTAGCGCCGCATCAGTTTCACAAACGGGTTCTCGGGCTGCTTGGGGACGTTCATTTGTTAACACTCCTGTGCGTGGTGGTGTGAATTTTTTTTCGAGCGGGTGCGTGATTAGGTCATCAGCTTTTGCACCGGCAAAAGATTTGAGAGGGGGGGGTCAAAACGCGGATTTCTGTGGCGAGAAGGGCAGGGGAGGGCAGAAAAACACGGCCGGATCGACGCCGAAACGCATCCGCGATTAGAGTGATAATGGATATTATGTTAAATCTTTTTGCATCGATGCGACGTTCGCCCATGCAGGCTTGACCGCGATCGCATTCGATGGCACGCGCACACGCGTGCGCCTCACCGCCTCGATGCGTGATTTCGCGGTCACACGCCATCCTCTTCCTCGCCATCCTCTATCACCGCATCTTCGATTACCTCGCCCTCGATTACGTCGTCGGTCACGCTGTTGAGTAGTATCGCCGCCTGCGCGTGCAAGTCGTTCACGCTGATGTTGATGGCCACGTCACGCTGCCGCACGTCATACTCGGACGACATCTTCGACGCCTTCCACTTGTACACGTCGACGCTCAGCCTGGCGCTATTCACGTTCGCCTCGATCTGATGCATCTCGTCCGCGATCTTCTGCGCCTGCGACGCGTAGTAGTGAGCCGCCATTTCCTTGGCCTCGTCGTATCGTTGCGCCCTGCCCTCTCCGGCTGCGATCCACTTGTGGAATATGTTCCAGCCTACGCTGTAATGTTTGATTACGTCGGACGCGTTCTTGCCGTCCGCAATCAGCCCGAAGATCTCGTCCTCGCCGGCAGCTTCCAGCGCTGCCAGCTTAACCTTTCCCAGTGTTCCCATGTCTCTCGCTCCTTAAAACGGTATCTCGTCGCCCAAGTCGACGTTAAATGTGTCGTTCGCCGTGCCGATGACGCGCGTCACCTTAGCCTCGGGGAACGACTGCAACGTCTTCTCAATAAACTCGCTGCTAAAGTTATTCGCCAGCACGACTGCGGCGTCTACCATATCATACACCGTCCACTCGGGATGCTCTCGACGTATTCCCATTGCATCGTGCAGCGCGATGCAGACGATGTGTCCGCTGGCAATCTCGATGCAGTAGGCGTGCGGACCTACTGGCTGATGCCCATTGGACAGAGCCTCGGCCTCCAGCACGTCCCACGCCCTCATAAGCTGCCCCACGATCGCGTGTACGCCCACGACGTCGTCTGCCTCCACCTTAACCCGCAGCGCATCGTATGCAGCCTCGAAGCGGCCAGCTAGATCCGGTGACACAAGCTCGGGCAGACTGTCGCCCCACTTCTTGGTCATGTCCCGCGCCTTCTTGTCCAGCGGCATCATCTGTCCGATGCACTGCATCGAGATCGGCTTGGTCGGAGTGCCAGTCTCAAACTTGCCTCTATTGCGTATCGCGTTTGCGATCCCCTGCTTCGCTTGCCGGCTCTTCGGCTTAACTAACTTAGCCATGAATTATCTCCCCTTCGATCCCAATGTTAACCACACCTAATATTTCCCTCTGCCACACACCACACCACACCACCCTATACAATAGGGGGTGGTGGTGTGGAACGTGAAATGGCCTTATTCTCCACACCACACACACCCACCCACACCCCTAGTGTGTAAGGTGTGGAAGTATTAATGCAACACATCATCGACGTCGCTCCTCAGTAGCTGGTCATCCATTCTCAGCAGTGCGTGCTCTATAGTCCACATCGCATTGACGAGGATGTGCGCCCTCCTCTTCCGCTCCTCCACGGTGGCCGGATACAGGAAGCCCGGCTCAAACTCTATCATGCAGGCGTCGATGTCGTCGGACCAGAGCACGGTCATCACTTGCTGCTCTGCCTGCTCGTCCTCGTATCCGCCAATGTCCTCGTTGTATTTCATCTCGGCCCCACCTCGTCCCCGGTGATCCACTCACCCACGACCACGACTGGGACGTCACGCCCGGTGCGCAGATCTTTTTCGCGCTCGATGCGCAGGACGTCGGTCTCGATCCATTTTTTCACGACTGCATTGACCTTGGCCTTCTCGTGCTTCTTGTCCACGTCCAATCCTAGCACCTTGGCGACCACGTTGCCCACCCACTGCTTGGCCTGAGTGTTCTGGCGCAGGAACTCGCCGTGCGCGGCACACTGCCCGACGTCACGCTGCACCGCCATCGCGTCCTTTGCGCTGATCCCGTCGAAAAGGTCAGGCATGGCAAACTCGGTGGCCACGCCAACATATTCCCCGTTGGGAAGCTGCACGCCCACCATTCGGCGGAAAACCGCCTTCGCTGCCGGCGGCGCCATATTCGACTTGCCGTCGTCTACCCGGAAGATGCCCAGCGCCTCAGTCTCGGACACGCCTAGCTTGAGTGCATCATCCTGTGATACACGATTGATGACGCGCGCCGCTCTTGCCGCCCCGAGTAGGCTCCCTGCCCCGCGTATGCTGTCGACGTTGGCGTCGTCGCCGTTGCCCTTGCGGATGTGGTGCACGAGTGACGCGGCACAGTCTGTGACGTCACACACGGCGCGCACGGCCCCGACGGCGGCGTTCATTGCGACGTTATCGTTCTCGTTGATGCCGGTAGCTGCGACCCACGGGTCAATCGAGACCAGCCCGATCTTGTTCTCGGTGATCTTGGCCGTCAGGTAGTCGACCAGCGCATCGTCGACGGTGATGCCGTCGCGGTCCTGTCTGGCGAAGATGATGTTCATGTCGCGGCCCGCATCCAGGAATAACTTGCCACGTATCTCGTCGGCCGTGACCTTGTAGTGCATCATGGCCGCCGCCACACGCCTCTGGAGCTCCTCGAGCGGATCTTCCAAGTTTATGATCCACACGTTGCACGGCTCGTGCACGGTCTCACCGAGCAGCGGCCGGCCGGTGCAAATTGCCAGCGCCTCGACGATCTGCATGGACGTCTTGCCCACGCCGCCGGCGGACGCCAGCACGGACACGTTGGATCGGATGTAATGCTGGCCGTAGATCCAGCGCCGCGCCGGTATGCTTGCCGGGTCGATTGGATCGTATGGCGTCGGGTAGCTGCGCTCTAGGCTGGCAATCTCCGCCTGCACGACCGCGACTGGCCGAGCCAACGCCAGAACCTCACGCAATTTTTCCGCGCTGGTCTCGCGCAGGAAGTCGTTGGCATCCTTTACGCCCTCGATGCCCTGCATGTCGAACCTGACGACGTGGACGTCGGTGCTGCCGTCACCTCTCAGCACGTCTGCCACCGCCTCCACGTCGAGGTCTGGGTCGGCGCAGATCGTCACGTCGGACGCACGTGGCACTGGGTATGTGGACATGCCGGCCTTGCCAAACGTGCACACGACCGTGGCGTCGTCTCCGACAGCCTGGTAGACGCTGAGCGCGTCCTCCGGCCCCTCGGTAATGATGATGCAGCCGCCCTCGTGCTCGTTTCCGATGCGCATTACGTTGCCGGCGATGACGCCGCGACTGTATTTGCTGATGCCGTTGTGCTCGCGCTTCTTGCCCTCTGGGGTCAGCAGCACCGACTGCACGCCGCAGACGTTCCCGTCTACATCGAGCGCGGGAAACATGATTGCGGGGCCGTCATACACATTTGGGTTAAACCGCGCCGAGTGCGACGCCGTATTGGCTCTCAGGCCCCTACTGTTTAGATATAGTAGCGCCGGACGCACCGCGTCTATGGTGTCGCGTGAAATTGTGACGCCACGGTCCCAGATGTCTCGGGCCTTCTTCATCTTGTCGGCGCGGCTCTCGTCGTCTCTGACCAGCATCTCCTTGGCCGCCAGTCGACCCATTAGTCGCTCAAACTCGGACGGCGTGTAGGGCATCGCGTCGGAGTTTTCGAGCTCCTTGGGGCTGTCGCCGCCACGCTTGAAGCCGGATCCGATCGTCGCCTTGATCTCGTGATCTTGCAGCCCGAGCACCTTCGCCGCCGAGTGTAGCTGCGCAATTGCGCTGTCTAAGTTGGCCGGCGCCATGTGGGCGTGACGCCCCAGGCTGAATGCGGCCTTGTTTAAAATCTCGTTGCGGCTTCCCTTGATTGCCGTGACCACGTCGGTCACGGCGCTCTCCGCTACCTTGTCAAAATATCTCTCGCTCATTGGTTCCACCCCTTTGTTAGTTGCGCCGCCCACCGTAGCGGGCGGCATCTTATTTTGTGTTTAGAAGCCGAACTCTGTGTCCGCTGCTGGTGCCGCCGCTGCGGCGGGTGCCGGAGCCATTACGGGTGCCGTTGCGGGGTGCTCGGCGCCGTTCTCCGGCTTGTCGATCCAAGTGCGGATTGCGAAGCCCACGTCGTAGCTGGTCCCCTTGCCGATTACCACGGGGGTTGAGCTGGTCACTTGCACCACGGGCAGCTTGTCAGCAAATTCCGGCGCCTCCTCCGCCTTATTGTACAGCTTGGCGATGAACTGGCCCAAGCCATAAGAGTTGCCGCTGAATGACGCCTCACGGCCGTCTGACAGCCAGCAGTCTACCTCGAAGCCCTGCTTGTGGTTCTCAGATGGACGCGCAATTTGCTGCGCTGGGCTTGGCCAGGGCTGCCAGTCCCGCACGCCGATGTCGATGTGCAGCCAGCCGAATGTAACATTTTTTATGTCCATCGCGAAGCCGCGAGACATGTCGATGGTCTCGTCTCCCGCTTCAGTCTTCACCCACCACCGGTTCTGTGGTAGGTTTGCACGAATAAACAATGAGTTTCCAGAACCCTCTGAGCTTCCGAATGATATTGGCATGTGTGTCTCCTGACGTTGATTGCCTAGCCGATTTGGCTGAATGTAAATGAATAGCGCGGGATCTGGATCGTTTGCAAGTCACCAAAATTGTAGCCCCATTCATTCGTTGATTGTGCCCTCGCGAATTTCTCGAAGGCATATTGGCACGCGGCTCGTCCCTCGACGAGACTGTCGTGATCCAATTCGTAGACCCCAACGCGGTGGGGTTTTGACTTTTGCACCGCAATAAACACGAAGCGGTCGATCTCGAAACCGGCTGCCTCCATTGTCATTCGGTAGTGTTGATCTTGAACGTGGTAGCCGAAATTGGCGCACTGCTTGGCAAATCCTGCTGGGTCACTGGTGATAGTCGTCTTGAGGTCTATCAACGCCCCAATGTCCCGGCGCCATCCGTCTGGCCGACAGCGGATCTCGATGCCGGTGCGCTCGTGCTTGGCAAACACTGACGCTTCACACACCAAGTCACCGCTGAGCAGCTCGGCCGCCGCCTTGTTTGCGCGCACGGCCTCCGCCATGTCGTGAGCCAACTGGTAGTCGCCCTCGGTGAGTAGTAGTGCGCCCGCCTCCTCCGCCTCCAGCTTGGTCTTCTTCCACGCCAGTCCGCGCCGATCCGCCGCGCCCATCCATATCGTGTCGGCCAGCTCTGGCTGAAGCACGAGTGTGTGGGTAGCGGTGCCCACGTCGAACGCGGCGCTCTCCTTGCGCTCGGCGTATTTAAACGTGGCCAAGTCATCAAACGCGATCGTCTTGGTGCCCGACGCTGACAGCACGTCGGTGTGCGCGTGGTATTCCTCGTTAGTCATGTCAAAATTTATCATATCTTCCCCCTCCCAAATGCGGCGATTAATAGCGCCTCCGAACGGTGCTCGTCCTTCTTACGTTTCAAGTGGCTGCTGGCCAGCTTTGGAAAATGTGCCTGCGCCAGACGCCGCGCGCTGTCCTTGTCGCGTGGTAGGTTCATGGACTTCTTCCACACTGCCGGCCGCACTTCGCTGTACGGATGCCCAGACAGCGCTACAGTGGTCAGCGTCTGGCCGTAGCCAAAGCCCAGCTTGAACACTGATACGACGCCCTGCTTGGGCATGGCCTGCTGTTTCTCGACCCATATGTGGTCGACTGGCCCCGCGCTGTTGATGATGTCGAGCAGCGCCACGACGTCCACGCCGCCCTCTGAGTAGACCGGAAGGTCGTGGACCTCGTAGAAGTCATCGCCTATTAGCGCCACGCCGCCGGTGCGGTAGCCGGGATCAATTCCGATCGTAATCAACGTCAGCCCCCACCTCGTCTAGCATTGCAATGACGGCCATCTCGACCAGCAGTGACACGCTCATGCGTGTATTGCGACTGTGTTCCTTTAGTGCCAGGGCTACGTCTTCGCGTATCCTCGGGCCGATTTGCTTCAATTCTCGAGACATGATGCCCTCCTCTTCTAACGCAGTGTTAACAGCGTGTGGAGGAATGCACAAGGCCCCGTGCAAATGTTTTAAATTTGTTTACGATGTGGTAAAATGCGCCACTAACAAAAGTTCAGCACTTTAAAGGTCACCACTATGGAAATGGACGCAATCTTGAATATACTTTTTGCCGTCGTAATCAGCGGCCTCGGCTGGCTGATTAAAAGCCAAAAAGAAGAACTGGACCGAGTACGCATACTACTCAACCGCACCCGCGAAGAGATGGCGAAGGAGTACGTTACGAAAAATGATAGCTCTCAAGTTCTTTCTCAAATTATGAACAAGTTTGATAAGTTGGAAGAGAAAATTGACAAGTTAATGGCCAGATAAGCCGATGGCTGTGATTGAAACTATTATGGCAGCGAACGCAGCGTATGGCGTCATTAAGCGCTGCTTAGAGAATGGAAACGAGGTCAAGGGGTTAGTCGGTCAGGTCGGCAAATTCCTAAATGCTGAAGACGATCTTAAAGATGCCGTAAGCCGTAAGAAAAAGAACCCGATCACAGCTTTCACTGGTGGGTCAGAGGGCGATTGGGAAGAGTTTCAAGCGCTCGAAGACATTAAAGAAAAGCGACGCGAGCTTGAGTCTTGGTGCAGATTGTACGGACCTCCCGGCACTTGGGACAAATGGCAGTTATATCAGGCTGAAGCTCGTAAAGCGCGCAGGGCAGCGCAAAAGCAAAAGGAAAAAGAACGAGAGGAGCTAATGGAAATTATTATGTATAGCTTGGCTGGCATTCTCGCGGTCACTGGCATGGTTGCAGTTGTCTTCTCGATTGGCCGCTACATGGAGAAATTCTGATGTGGTTCTTAATATGGATGCAGTTTTTTAATAATGACCTCAGATACCACCAGCTTTCTCAGCACGACAACCAAATAGAATGCATGAAGGCTAGAGACGATGCTAAAGTTTTAGTTACAAGTTCGACAATTATGGTGCAATGTTTTGAAGTAACATTCGGAGATAAAGATGGCGACACGTCTAGATGAATGGAAAGTTTTACCGAGACTGATGATGTTCGCGGTCACAATACTGAGCTATCAGACGGTCCACTGGTTCATGTCTTTACCTGACCCCAGCGTAGCTCAGTCAGGGCTTGTCAGCGTCTGCATGGGCGCTCTCACAGGTTGCTTCGGCATCTGGATGGGTAAGGAGTCCAAGAGCAGCGTCACGACCACTGGCTCAACGTCAAAGGTCGAATATGAGGTGGGAACATGAGTATTTTAAGCGCACTGATAGGGCCAGCGACTGAGCTTGCTGGCCGGTTTATCCAAGACAAAGATCAAGCCGCTCGGCTGGCGCATGATTTAAGCACGATGGCCGACAAGCATTCTCAGCAGGCCATGCTGGCGCAGATCGAAGTCAACAAGGCCGAAGCTGCCAGCGGGTCAGTGTTCAAGGGCGGATGGCGTCCATTCATTGGCTGGGTGTGTGGCGTCGCGTTTGCGTATCATTTCGTGCTACAGCCGTTCATTGTATTCGTGGTCGCGGCCGCCGGCGTAACGATCCCAGATCTGCCAAGTTTTGACATGGGCAGCCTAATGACTGTAATGATGGGTATGCTCGGGCTCGGTGGTTTGCGCAGTTACGAGAAAAAACAGGGGCTGACAAAATGAGCGAAGCTATGAAAAACCTGCAAACCAAAATCGGCGTTGGTGCTGATGGAGCGTTTGGACCCAACACGGCTAGAGCCATTGCCAAGCACTTCGGCTTGTCGCCGAAGCGTGGCGCTCATCTAATGGGTCAGGCCCACCACGAAAGCGGTGGCTTTAAGCGCACCCGTGAGGGGCTGCACTACTCAACGCCAGAGCGGATCATGGCTGTGTGGCCGTCTCGCTTCCCTACGGTTCAAAGCGCTCTGCCATACTCTCGCAACCCGTCTGGACTAGCCAACAAGGTCTACGCCAACCGTATGGGTAATGGCGACGAGGCATCTGGAGAGGGTAGACTATATTGTGGTCGAGGATTTTTGCAGCTCACCGGCAAAACAAATTACAGAAGTTTTGCGTCTGACATGAGTATCCCAGAGGTTATGACCGACCCAGATTTGGTCGCCAGCACATACGCAATGGAAACGGCGCTGTGGTTTTTCAACAAGAATAAGCTGTTTGATATTGCCGACAAGGGCGTCAACGAAAGCACAATCAAGAGTATAACCAAGCGTGTGAATGGAGGGTATCACGGGTTGGATGATAGGATTGAGCAAACCAAAGAAATACACGGTTGGCTTAGCTAAATTAGCTAAACTAGCATGCAGGATCAAGAGGCCAGCGCAAATGTCGGACGGGCCGGGGAATACCTCGCCCTAAGCCGACTAAGCTTCGCTGGTTATTTCTGCACCCTTGCGCCATCGCAGGACCACGATGGGTATATACAAACGGACGCGCGCATTCTGACGCTGCAAGTCAAGACGTCATCAAAAATCAGGCATTGGAAATATCAGTTTTACACCAAGCACGGCAAGGGTCGGCAGAGGTCTGACGTCTACGCATTTGTCGCGCTCGACCTAGATAAGATTTTCTTCTGCCGGGGAGATGACCCGATAATTAGAACTACCTCAACGCACTTGGACACTGAATTGTTTGGGTCGGGCAGCATTCAGAAAGTTTTAGCGTCGTTTAGTTAAATTCGCTGGCAACCGCCGCGTCTGGCGGCTACAAGCGGAATGTGGGTGGCTTTCTTCTAACACACAACCATTCGATGCCACGGGGCTTGGGCTGTTGTTGTTGGTCGCGTTGCTACCAGACTGCGCCAAACGACTTGCATATCAACGGCCACCCACACGATACACATACTATCGGATAGTAACCTAATCCCACTCGTGTTCATTTTCGATTGGAGACTTGCTGTAGACCCAGCGCCACTGGCGCTTCGTTCGCTCCGCTATGTGGACCAGCATTCGCACTCGATATAGCGACCCCTGCTCGAACAGTTTCTCCAGGTAGTTGGACACCCGCTGAACTTTCTGATCAATTAGCGGCGCCGCCTGTGACGCCGTCAGTGCGTCCTCTGGTCCAATTAGTTTTAGCAGTTTTTGAGCCTGTGCATCGCCGAATTTTTTTCGGTTTTCGGCCGCTGTGCGAGCGCTGGGCGACATTGCGCTTCGCTTGATTTCCCGGTTTGACACTCGCCCCGGCGCACCGCCTTTGCGCGCCAGGTTTTCATGTTCCACCATAATGTGTCCCAGCTCAATCTCCCACCGGATATATGGATCTGTGATGTTCTCGAGTTTAGCCTTCAGTCTGGCTTCGGGGGATCTGCTGTTACGGACTTCAGCAAATCGATCAGCGAGAGTATCTCCTGTATCCTCTGCTGAAGTCCCTGATCCAGAGCCGTCCTCGGCTCGCTCAGAATTAAGCTGCAAACTCTCTCTAGCCTCCCTATAATATGCGTGCCTCGCTCCAAATTCCCGCCCCTTTCGTTTTAGTGTGATGCCCAGTTCGTTCTTGATGCGGTGAACTGTAGACGTTGCAATGTTTAGCTTGTCGGCGATTTCGATCTGGGACATGCCCTGATCCGCCAAAATCTTTACCGCCGCGCGGTTGTATTTACTTACGGGTGTCATTCGTCTTCCTCCGTTTCGTCTTCCAGTGCCAGTATCGTGCCGTGGCCCGCGCAGTTATCGCACTCCTCGCTGTAGTCCTCGAAGTATCCAAACGGCACTGACGGTCCCTGCGTCACAAACCGATCGTAAGTCATCGAGCCCGTGCCATCACATTCTGGGCAATCAATCCTCTTGGTCATTGTCGTCTCCCTTCATTGCTAATTCTCCGGCGCAGGCGCCGTAACCAGCCAAGTCCACAAAGTTATCTAAATGGGTTTTGTTCGACTTTGCTCTGGCCAGCTTCACCATGGCCATCATCAGTCCGACGTCAACGGCGTCGACGTGGTTTCCCCCGAGATGAATATTCCAATATGCGGCAATCGTGGAGAAGTTGTCCTCCATAGATCCGTGGTCGGCTGCCCGGTCCCGCGTGACATAGTCTTTGGCGGTATCCAAAATAGACGCTCTAGTGTGTTTTGGCATCAGAGTGCCTCCCAGTGTGTTGGACGCGCCTGTGGGCGGTCTGTGTGGCTCTCAGAGGCATCTGGGAGTGTGCACCCGACCAGAAAGACGCACAGCGCCAGCGTCGTCGCGAGGATAAAGTGATCTTGCATGCCAGCTTTCATTTCAAGAACCCCGACACGTTTTTGCACCACAGCGACCAGGACGCGCTGACTTGGTCCGGCCGGTCGTATATCTTGGCCACGGACACTAGGTTTTGCTTGAAGATCATGTGCATTAGGCTGCCGGCGCGCTTTGACGATATGCCGAGGGCCTTCGCCATCTCTGAGGTGCGGAACGGGCGGTCGCCCATCTCGTCCAGCGCGGCGCGGACCTTGTCGCCCATGCTGGGCGTCTCGGCAAACGGATCCCACGAGAATAAGTCGATTTTCTCGTCTTCGTCTGGGACGCGCGGGTCAGGCTCAAATGGCGTAGTCGTGGGAGATATTCTTTCGATCAGCGTCGCCCAGTCGATTTCGGCTCGGACTGCGTCGGAAATTTCGTAGGCGTCAGACTTTTTGAGGTGGACCACGGCGTGCGTGACAAACCACGGCGTGCGGCCGCGTGGGTCTCGATCGTTATCGACCATCGTCGCATCCAACAGGTCGCCGACTTCGACGTCGCCCATCTGGGTCAGGATCGAGTTGGGGATGTACGCTTGCTGGAAGTCATCCTGCGTTATGGCGAACGCGTAGTTCTCGCCGACGTAGGTTACTTGGATTTCTTTTTTCATTTGGTCTCTCCAATCTTGATTGTTAGGCGCTTCTCTAAAGGGGTAATAACTTCGGTAAGTCGTTACCCCTTTACGCAGGCGCCTGTGGGGAGCCGAAGCTCCCCGTGTTGCGTTAAGCCTTTTGGATGCGGCCATCGAAGTCCATGAAGTCCATTTTGAACGGGACGTATCCAATGTCGCCAATGCGCGGGTCGTCTGCGCGTGCAGCACCTGTTATTTGGATTGTGTAGCCGCTGAACATATTGTGGCCATACTTGGGGTGCTTAATCATTCCCGCGTCAACGATAACGCCCTCGATGAACTGGTCGGGGCGATCAGGCATTGGCTGGAAGTCATATGCGCGGATTGTTGAGCCGTAGGCGATTGCTGAAGTTGTCATATCCGTATTCCTTTGTTTGTGTCTCTCTATATAAGTTACCCTAATGTTAACATCATACCTTTGCAAGCACTAAATGTTCACATAAGCAAAAAAATGTTATACGGTATTTTAGTGACATTTTATGGAGGATCCACAATGTTAGACGACAACACAAAAGAGCTCGTGCGAAATCTCAACAATCCGCACCGCGTGGTAAACATCATGGCTCTATTTAAGTTCTGCGAGCGGGCGGCCACGATCATACAAGATCAGGCGGCGGAGCTGCATCAGGCTGCGGCAGACACGTTAAGGGCGCAGCCCGCTAAGACTGCGCCTAAAAAAGCTGCCAAGAAGTAGCGGTTAGCGGGGGCCGGGCATGAACCGCAAGAGCGGGTTCATTTCCGGCAGCTCAGCGCCCTGCGCGCCGCCCATGCCGAGGCTGAGTAGTCCACCGGTCACGTTTTGCTGGGCAAGTTGTCGCCTGTCACGCGCGCCTGAGATTAGAGGCTGAGCCTGTCTCATGCGCTGCGCCTGACGCATTAACTCCTCTGGAGACAGTCTCTGAGATAGCACCGGAGCCAGCTCTCGGCTGATTTCCTGGATGCGTTGGGCCTGACTTGGGCCTCCAATTACTGCCTGAGTAACTCCGCGCGAAACCGCAGGCAGCAAGCCTGCTTGACCAATTGTCTCCGCCATCGAGGTGCCAATCAGCTCTTTAAAGCGCGCCTCAACTGCCTGACGAATGGCCGTCTTGGAGTTTTGAGCAATTGACGCAGACATTGTCAGCGCCTGCGATGCTTGGCCGATTTTCTCCGATATGGCCTCAAAGCCTGGTTCGCCGAGAACCATCTTCATCTTGGTGGCTACGGCGCGGCTGTTCATAACTCTAAGCTGAGCCAGTGCCTCGACGACTTCCATCGTGTTGTCTTGCGTCGGGCTCATCCTGGCGTTCGCCGCGATTTCGTCAAGTCGATTGCGCAAAGCTGTTCTGACTTGTTTCAGCTCAGTCGGGCCCATCTGGTCTAAGGTGATCGACACTTCCTCGCGCGTGATCCTCGGGTTTAGCAAATCGTTACCGAGGTCGGCCGCAATTTTCTGGTCGATGGCGTCCTTGCCGGCGGCTCTGGCTTTACCATAATCTGGGCTGACTTCGTCCATGGCCCGGCGAAGCTGTATCGCCAAAGCTGTTTTTGACCGATACCCCTCAATGTCTCCAGACCGTTTAAGCTCTTGAGCGCGACTGTGCAGCCGTCTGGTTGTGTAGTCCAGCGTCTCAATTGTCGGAGTGCGCCACGCCACATACCCGTCAGGAGTAGATCTTACGTTAATCCCGCTGGTGCCCGAACTTAATATCTCGTTGGCTGTTGTTTCGCTGACCTTCGTCGGCATGACGTAGTTAAACTCCGCTCCGCCTTCGCGCAGTAGAGTTGTAGCCCCGCTCAAGTCAGACGGGTCAACCCGTTTAAAAAGATCAAGAACCACGTCTGACGCCTCGTCACCGGGGATGACTTCTGAGCTGTAAGCGCTGCCGTACGCTTCTCTTCTAGCTGTGGCGGTGTCCTTCATTATGTCGGATTTTTGCCCTATTCGTCCGGCTGTAACTTTTCCAAGCACGTCATCAAGCCGAGCGCTAAGATCGTCCGACGCCGCCGAAGCAGTCTCGCGCAAGTTTTTCTGCACGATGGACGCGCCGGGGCCAGGAGTGTTGGCCACGACATCAAGTAAATTTGTCATGTTTGGTCCGAGACCGCCAACCGCGCCGAATGGCGTGTTTGCGTTCATTGCAGCCACCGGCGCGTCAGCCTCGATGGCGTCACGCACGACCTTGGCCGCGTCTTTCTTAAACCCGATGTCCGAGATAACTTTGCGAATTGGCAGCTGGCTAAACCAGTCAATGCCGGATGCAACAATTTCGCCAGCGAATGGGGCGACGGCTCCCAGTGGGGCGCCAAACAGTGCGCCGGTGGTCATTTCCCTTTTCGCGGTCTCTGCTCCGCCGTCGCCATATCCGGCCACGGCGCCCTCAAGAGCGCCACCAGCGCCGCCATAGGTCGCGCCTTGTAAGGCTTGTCCGGCGCGAGTTTGCGCAGTTATTAAGCTCGGGGCTCGAGCAGCTATACCAGTTGCCAGGCCGGTAGACAGTCGGGATGCGGCGGTCATCTTTGGGTTAAGAGCTGACTGCAAATCTATTGCGCTGCTGATTGTGTCGGCGCTGACCGGGGCCTGCGCCTCTCCGCCAAACATCGCACGCATCCGCTGCATCAACGGATCCACGGAAGACATAGCTTCTTCGACATAGCCTCGGCCAAACGGAACGCCCTTCAAAGAGGAGGCAGCCGCAGTCACGGCGGGGCCGCCAATCATATCTTGCGCCATTGACCCCTTGACGACCAAGCCAGCGTCGCCCTTGAGCTGCATTATCTGCCTGACCTTTTCGTTGTCAGATGCCACATATCCGCTATCTCGGTACGACAGCTCGCCCTGCGGGTTTTCAGTTACACGCCCGCCGCCCTCATATTCTGCAATAATTTTGAGACCCTCTGGTAGGTCGGACGGCCCCGCATCTTGCGAAAAATACATATCCATTAAGCGGTCTTTGTCGGCGATCCTGCCCTCAGCTGCGGCTGCTTTGGCGAGCGCTAATATCTCTTGCTTATCCATTAACCGTCGCCCTCCCGTCGCTTTCGCTCTTGCTCAAGGAAATCTTCGTCGCTGATCGGGGCGGCGGTGCTGCTTGATGATCCTCCAGCCCAGGCTGGACGCTCCT